AGAACCCTCCAGAAGTTATACAAGGGTTCATACAAGTCATTGACCCAAATATCCAACTTAGGATACTTTTTAGTAATATGTATCGCTACGCTACCACCACCTAAGAATGGTTCGCGGTACTCCTTATAGTCACGGAGGTCAGGAAAATAGGGATCCATCTTGGTACAAGCGCGAGACTTGCCACCAGGATAACGAAGAGGAGTTTTATACGATTTCATCACACAATCAATTTCTTAGAAGATGGAGTAACTAGTTTACTCCCAAACATTTCATTGTACTTCTTACTCACATCTTCTTGAACAGCACAAACGTAAACAATGTGCTGTTGTTTCATAATGACTTCAGGATTGTCTGGATCAATCACAGTTGCCCATTGTGCAAACCCAACACCATTAGCATTAGGAATAACTACAAGACCGTTCTTCACGGTAATAGTATCGTCATCTTGAGAGACAAGTTCAGCGATGATTTCTTCGCCAGTGACAATACGAATCAGTTTAACATCAATCATAATTAAAGGTATTTTTTGGTTGGTTCTTCTACATGGAACAGGACTCCATCAACTTTGTCAAGTAGTTGTTGCATATCACCGTGAAGAACACGGTATCCAGTGCCAACATAAAGTTGACCTAAAACAACTGCTACTGTAGCAGTTCCCCAGAAAACATAATAGAATCTGGATTTTACTTGCGCTTTAATCTTGGTTTTCATAATGTTTAATCAATCGTTCTGCTTGTTTTTTATCAATCCCACAAGGGGCATTTTTTAGACATCTAATAATAACCTCATTATCGCATATGGGAGGTTTGATTGTAAACCCCCACTTATCAACTTCACCTTCTATAGGTGCTTCACATGGGTCAAATTCGTGTGGCATTATTCAATACCTTTGGGAAAACTATCAATCTCAGTCAATTCATAATCCCAGTCTTCCATAACTGTGTTGGCAAGGAATCTATCAGAGAGCATTTCAAGTTCCTTCTCAGCATACTCTCTACTCTCTGCTTCTAACCAAACATCAATCACTTTACCAAGTCTAAGTTTCTTGATATTCAACTCAGACAATCTCTTACAGGCATCTCTCACAGCATTACCAGGAGAGTCATCAACCTGTGACCTCAGACGGATGAATACTAATGCTTTAAACTTCATTATTATAATATGCAATAGTTGCGTGGAACTCATCTATGGGATCAATAGTCTCCCCCAATGCACTCCTTATTCTTACTTTCACTTCTTCGTTACTGATCTCTTTCAAGATCTGTCGTAGTTCATCGTCGTCAAACTTGACGTAATAGTTATTATAATGCTTCATTTGAATTCACACTCCACCATTTGATATTAACTCATTCAAGTAGGACATAAAAATTTCTTCTTTGGTTCAAGAACAATTCTGTATTTACCATTAGATTTGGCAAGGATTTTTGTGTACCGAATTTTTTTCTTTGGGATGACACACGCTTTTCCACTTGCCAGATCTTTTTTAAATTGCGCTATGATTTGTTCAATTGTTCCATGTTTTACAGTGCCACCTTTCTCTTTATTACAATGATTACATGCTACCACAATGTTTCCTTCATCAAAACTCAACTCAGGAAATGCATGAACTGGACGAACATGATCTAAAACATGATATCTTTTAGATGTATTTTCGCCATACCACCCACAATAAGCACATTTAATTACCTCACCACCCTCTTTGGGATGAGGCAGGTCAGGACAACCCAATCTTATCCACTCCTTTACGTCTTCTATCCAATGATAGGACCGTTCCATACGATAAAGTTTTTGCCAGAGTTTATTCCTAAACTCAATCCACTCCCCAGTTTGACACAGTTGTGCTGAGTTCATTGTGTTAGGGTCACTTGAATTCACATTCTACCATAAGTTCAGTCAAACACGCAAGCATATTTATTTCCTGATCCGCAACAAATGCCATTTGATACTGATACTTAGCAAGAGTAAGCACAGCAGCAGGAATACTATTCGGAACCATGGAATCATAACAAGCATCGTAAATACGACGCAATATGACAGCAGTATCATTGTCCAGGTTATTGACAACCCATTTACGTACTTCGGGAAAATCTTTTTCCTTAAGTCTTTTAACCAAGTCATTTACTTTTACATCACTAAAAGTTGCAAGAACACCTGAGTCTATAGTACCTGAAGAAGAATATCTTTGGCACTCATTAAGAACACGTCTCCAATCTGGAAAGTGCTTATTAATAAGTTCTACCAGGACCTTGTTATCATATTTAACACCTTCTGTATCCAGGATTTCTTGGATACGTTTGAAGAATGAGGCTGCAAGTCCCTGTCGATCTTTTCCCTTAATGGAGAATTCGACGACCGTTGTGCGGGAATGAAGTGGTTCGAGAATTTTGTTTTTGAAGTTGCAGGTAAAGATGAATCTGCAGTTGCCACTAAACTCCTCAATAAACGCCCGTAGGAGGAGTTGTACATCATTGGTTGTGTTATCTGCCTCATCAATGATGATGACTTTGTGTTTTGCAGTTGAAGAAAGCGAGACGGTCGAAGCGAAATTCTTCGCAGTATTTCTGACGGTATCGAGGAATCGTCCTTCATCGGATCCGTTGATGACATAATAGTCTGCTCCTAGTTGGTTGCACAGTGCCTTTGCTACTGTAGTTTTACCGCAACCTGCAGGACCTGCAAGAAGCATGTTAGGTATCTCACCTTTATCTAGGAAGTCTTGAAAAGTCTTCTTAATACTTGGTGGTAAAATACACTCATCAATAGTTTTGGGTCGGTATTTTTCAACCCAAAGGAATTCATCACGCATGTTCTTTTTTCACCAAAGTAAATGAACCATCATCATTAGGAATCCATTCTAGCATATCTCCCTCTTTCCATCCAGTCACTTCTAGAATTTCTGGAGTAAAGGTTAAGATTCCGTTTTTATCAACTGCCAAAGTAGTTTTCATTTACACCCAATCTGGTTTTCTATGTGGCAACCGGAGGTAGTTATCACATACCCATGGTTTAGATGCAATATACATCTTATATTTGTCGAAGATGGATATTGAAGTATCTAACTTGAACTCATCAGGTCCAGCAAAGACAAAAGGTGTTGTATCCTTCCCACTGCGACCTTGTGGGTCTGCGGTAGGAAGTATCTCCTTTGCTGCTAGAAGCGTGTTCTGGCAGGTGTGGACCTTACCATAGCGAGCAGTGTACTCATCACACATAGCAAGTCCATGAGCAAGCAACCACTGCCAGTTAGTTACAAACTCATTTGCCCAGATAGTACATGGATGATTACGAAAAGCACCCTTCTCAGTAGCATAGGGAGTACCATCTGCTCTAGGAAGAGTGCCAAAGTTATGTCCCCACTTGTCAGAGCATACAATAGCAAGCATCTGACAGGTCTCTAAGGGCATCTTGACAATGTGCTTGTCAGGAAGAACCATAGCAGACTTGTATGGGTTTGGATCTGTCACAAAGATATTCATAATATTTTTGATAAAGAGATTATCAAAAGGAATGATAGCATTATAACCACATCCCAAGATTTTGTCTTTACAAAGTAAGGAACTGAAATAGCATCGCCAATAAAGTGAAGAAACACCCCAAAAGCAACACTGATATGAAGAACCACAAAGTAGGCAATGATCGCAAGAGCACTACCGGTGATCCTCATGGCAACATCAAATGTCATCAACCAAAAGTAGAATCAGGTTCCAGTGCAATATAATAAGTCAGATCATGATTCTTGGATGTGAATCGAGATAGAAGTTTTTGCGACACAACAACCTCATAGGTTCCGGGGAGAATCTTAATATTCTCAACTTTAAAATTGAATGAGAACTCTTTGTCAGTATCACCAACAATAACAGAGTAGTCATTAGAAGTGTCGTTCTTCTTATCACGAACAACCAGTTTGACCACACCTGCTTCACCAACAGCAGAAAGGTCAGGAAGTTGATAAACAGCAGACGCTTTCAGCAGTTTATCCAACTGCTCAGTGCTCAGTTCAAATTGTACATCCTCGCTGGGAAGTTGAATCGCTTTCTCTGGAGGTGTCACAATTACATTAGGGTCTGCAAAAAAGTACTTAGAGCGAGACCGACCTTCACGGATAACAACGTATCCATCATTAGCAAAGTCAAGTTCAGGACTAGAATGTAAACTCAAACCGTTAAGAAACTGGTTTAGGTCATAGATTCCAAAGTCCTTCATGAACTCTTCATTAATCGTTGCCTCTGCAAGAATATTTTTCATCACACTGATAGTGCGAAGTTTGCTACCCTCTTTAAACAAAATGGATTGATTGATTGAAGAGAAGTTCTTCAAAACAGAAATAGTCTTATCAGAAAGTTTCATAACAGGTCGAATTTTCATCACTGAGGATAGGTTTCACGGTTTGCATTTTTATCATTAAAATGCATTAGAAGGACAGCATAATGCAGAATCTTCATAATGTCACGACGGGCGGTTCCCTTCTTATCATATCGTGACGCATACTTGAGGATGTTGCTGCGACAGAATGCCTCACCATCACCGCAAGCTTCAATAAGATCAAGAGTTTGAATCTTATCAGAACCAGCAGAATAATGCTGGTCATATGTTCTAGTGATATAATCTTGCAATTCTTTAATAATTACATTTTCACTATACTTCCTCCTACCATTAGGAGTTGGAGGATTAATGGGTTCGGGTAGATCAAAAGAGATATTATCTTGTCCACCGATCACACCATAAATGCCATCCATAGAAACTGGTTGGGCGGCATTAATACCATCACTTGAGAAAG